GATGATCATCCGGAAGAACTCTACAAGCTGAGGTTGCCAACAAGCCTACGCATAGACACCTATCAGCAATCAGCGGGCGGCGCCCCTGTGATATTCATGCGCGTGTATCAACCAGACGGAATGCGAGATCATTTCCCACTTGGCATACAACCGATGGATCAATGGTCGGTGATAGCGCAGCTTGACGGAGTAATGTTAACCTATGGTTTGACCAATGATTACGTGATAAATTGGACAACCAACGAGATGGTATTCCTGGTTCCACCGACTGGAGACAGCCTACAGATACTCACGATAGCAGCAGGCGGCACAGGAACTGGTATGAATACCATCAAGCCAGTTAACCCTGGCAGTGGATATCTGCCAGGTGACACTGTTACGTTGGCTGGAGGACAGACAGTTAATTACGATCCTGCTAGGGTACAGGTGGTAACGGTATCGGCTGTAAATGTTGCTATCGAAAATGGCGGCACTGGCTACAGCGTAGGCGATACACTGATACTATCTAACGATTATGAAAGCAGCGATATCTACGCTGTAGAACTTTCTGTAACCAATGTTAGCGTTCTGACTGGCAGCATAACTGCTGTGCAACTGATACAAGGTGGTCAATATACCTTCACACCGCAGACATTTAGCTACGAGACCAATGGATTAGGGTCTGGTGCAAACATTACCGTTGATTGGGGAATAGATACCATATCTATCTCGTCACCAGGCATGTACAGCGTTCGTCCTGATCAACCAATAGGTCAGGCCAGCACCAGCGGTAACGGTACCGGAGCGACATTCCAAAGCCTGTATGACAGCTTAGTCAGCCATGATAATTTCACGGGCGATGGCACGACAACTGATTTCGTTATATCATCCGCAGTACCAAACAACGATGCTAATCTGCTGTTTGTTACACAGAATGGCATGATACTTAACAGCACCAACAGCGACATAACTGTAGACGGTGATGTGGTAACCATCACGCCAGCTCCTGCAAACAACAGCACAGTGAGCATAACCTTGTTCCAAAGTGCGAATTTCAGCATAGTACAGGATCAAGAAATACAGCTACAGACAGCTGTGTTCAGTTACTTGTTGACCAGTCCGCCATACAGCACAAATCCGCCTTATCTCAGCACCACTGTAGCCAAGGATGGTTATTACCTCCAAGGTCCTCTAATGGATACCTACCTAGCTGATGGTTATACCGACAGCTTTGCTGCTACCTACATGCCTAGCAATTACAGCTATCTGCAGGTTTATAGCGGAGATTACATCCAGACCTATCTAACCGATTATACCATAAGTGGTAATAACGTGTTGTTCTTTGTGCCGCCAGTGGCAGGGGCTGTAGTATCTTTGGTATGCGTTGATCCAAGCTTTGGCTTCAGTTATACCATTAACAGTAACTATATCAATTTCCAATCGTCGCCTCCTGTAGATTGGGCAATGGGAGGTTGGAGCAACTATTACGGTTGGTCGCCAGCTGATCCCCAACCTTACACTGGTCAGGTTTTGAAATTCATTAGCTACAGCCAAGACATCAGCTATGACTTCCGCACTCAGTCAGTACCTGGCCATTGCTATCCATTGGTACCTGGAAATGTAAACGGTACGTTCGTGTTGATCGATCAACCATATAACGACAGCACGTTGATGGTTTGGATCAACGACATCATGCAGACACTGTTGTATGATTACAGCCTGGTAACCACCGGACCTATACCTGGTTGGGGTATAACTGGTTACAGCCTCTATGGTTGGAACACTGAATTTGATGGTGATAAAGCTGTGGTGTTTGCACCAAACCTTACAGTGCTACCAGGTGATACAGTCACGTTCCAGTTCATGAGTGCTCCGCCAGAGGCTCCGGCTATAGCATGGCGTACCATAACCAGCGATACTGCTACAACCAGCACTGTGATCAGTGATGCCAACAAAACCATAACATTGTCAGAAGTGACAGTCTACAGCGAAAGCATAGAAGTAGCAGATATATCAGTGCTGAGCGTGCCTACTCCTACAGTGCCTGGCACTATCTGGATAGGAGACGAACGAATAGACTATTGGTCAGTGTTGCCGGCTCCAAATGGCAGCTTCCCTAACAGAGGATTCCTGCAGCAGCTGATCAGAGGCACGTTCAACACACCAGTCGGCAACGTCTCGGTGTTGTATGACACCATATTCTATGACGGCGATGGCGTTACCACGCTATTCCCAACAGCCACAGGTACACAACCAGCAGGTGGTAATGTGGTCGTGAGCATAGGAAATACTGTACAAGTAGATAGGGCAATCAATGCTAATATTGGTACATATACCATAGCTGAAAATCCAATTGGTCACCCTGCTGGTACTTACATCAGCTTCGTTCAGCCTCCGGTAGTTGGTTGGCGCAATATACGCCTAGCAAGTCCGAGGTTAGAGGTCCAGATCGACAGTCCTGTGAGCCATCCTGTTGGCAGCACGGTCATAGATGCAGGAACAAATCTCACCATCAAGGGAGGTTATAATTGGATATCATCTCCATATGGATTACAGTATAGCAACACCAGCTTAGCCAAGATGCTGCTAGAACACCCCGGAACCTACACATAAATAACGACATGACAGAACAAAATCAAGACGATAAAAAGCCCGATGCCAAGTTGCCAGACGAAGACGGTACTGTCTTGGTATATGGATTCTTACAGATAAAAGACCACCAGACTGGTCAGGTCTTAGTTAGCACGAGGTCTTGACGAATGCCTATGATTGAAAACAGTGATCAGAGGATATCAGGTCATGTCCTAATACGTGATTATGCTACAGGAGAAATCCTAGTAGACAAGATGAATGCCATCAATTACGAAAATTTTTCCATAAGCCTTGCTCGTACCATAGCTGATCGACCAGATAGCTGGATCCAAGAGATGGTATTTGGCAATGGCGGCGCTACGGTAAGCGAGATCGGAACTATAACATATTTGCCGCCAAATGTCATAGGACAGACTGCTGAACTCTATAACGAGACCTACTATCAAGTGGTCGATGATCAGAGTCCTTTAGATCTAGATCCAAGCCAGAATTACATCAGCACTGCCCATATTGACGGTACTACTTTCACTGACGTGATCGTAACTTGCTTGCTTGACCTCGGGCAGCCAGCTGGGCAGGATGCGTTTGATACTGCTACCAACATCGGTGGCACATATGTTTTCAACGAATTAGGTCTAAAGGCTTATAGTCCGAACGGTCCGAACACGGGTAGGCTATTGACCCATGTCATATTCAGTCCGGTACAAAAGAGCTTGAACAGGCAGATCCAAATTGTCTATACCATTCGAATACAGACGGTGTAAGGAGCTGCTAAATATGCTGCTAATCATAACAGGTGAACGACATGTCAGAGAACATTTATCAATTTAACGGATCGCTACTGGTAAGTGTAGCTGACGGTGCGCTGAACACCAACGCTGCTCCAATAGCTTTCCCTGGTAGAGGGTACACAAACTACGGTGCCCCGGTCCTACAGAATCAACTCTGGGACATGCAGCACTTTGCTGGTACAGTGGCGCCTACGCCTCTGTTACAGGGCGTGGTTTGGTATAACACCAACGCTAATGAGCTTCAAGTCTACACTGGCACCACGTGGTCGGCACTTTTCAAAGACAATCAAACCAACGCACCTGCGGCAAATCTAACATACGATCTTGGTACCAATAGCCTGCAGTTCAACAACCTTTATGCTGGTACTGTTCATGCTAACAACGTAGTGATATCTGGCAGCATTGTTGCGCCTGGTACCAACGTGATGCTGAACAATCAAACCAATCTGCCAAGCGTTAACAACACCTACAACCTTGGTAGCGCAAGCTATGTGTTCAACACAGTTTATGCTACTACATTCAACGGTACAGCAACTCAGGCTCTGTATGCTGACGTCGCAGAACGTTATGCGGCAGACAGCACCATGGAAGTTGGCGATGTTGTGTCATTGGGCGGCGATGCTGAGATTACCCTCACAACCGCTGACTGCGATGTCTTTGTGTTTGGTGTGATTTCCGACAAGCCAGCATTCCAAATGAACAGCAAGGCAGGTACAGACGAAACGCATCCATATGTTGCCCTGCTAGGTCGCACACCATGCAAAGTGATCGGACGTTGTGGCAAGGGTGATAGGCTGGTTAGCAGCAGCACGCCTGGCGTTGCCAGAGCAGCAGACGGCGGTGAAGATCCGCATGCCATCATAGGACGTGCGTTGTCAGACAAAGATTATGACGATGTTGGACTAGTAGAGATAGTTATAGGACGAGCCTAAGATGACTTATGCCAGTGGCGGCCTGATACAAGCCAACGACTACAATGGCTTCGTGGGCAACACGGCGCCAAGCTCTGCCTATGCCAGTTCGCTAGCAGCAACGGATAAAGTAGCTGCGCTGATAGGCGTAGGTTACGGTGATCGAGGATACGGTCAAACCAGCACAAACCTCGCAGTTGTCAGCAGCGGTGTTGCTGTATCAGCAGGACAGTGGAACAATCTTATCAATGCCATGGGTACACTCAATACTCATCAGGGATCGGGACTGTCACCTGCTAACACTGTTACATCTGGATCGTCCATAGCTTATCAAGCTCGCATACCATCTAACATACCCACCCTAGATACAAATAGGTTGACTGCTAACATCACGCAGATGGCAGTGAGCAGCGTGCTTACTAGCAGCATCAACACCACGTGGAGTGGCACGATAACTCACGTGTTCACTGTGGACTTTGGCACAGAAAATGCTGCTCGTTATTATTTCAACACTGGCGGACAGATACGTTGGAGTGCTAGCAACACTGGAGGTAGCACCGGTAGCGCAGCAGCCTGGGCAGCATTGTTTACTGCCATGGGTACCATATCCATGGGAGCATACACCACAACCTACACTGGTAGTGGTGGTACCATAACCAATAACATAGGCTATTACGGTCTCACGGGATCTTTGGTCCAGACATTCATACACTACGGTTCAGGACCCTATTACAGTGGCATCTATTACACGATCCAGGTCAGCCGCAGCAATTACACTGGAACCAACGGTGGCAATGGCAGCCTCATAAACTGCACGGTTACCATGCATGACGGTGCGTATGGCAATGTTAACGGTACGACCAGCAGCTTCATTGACCAATACAAAGCTGTTGGTGTGCTAACCATAGCCAATCCAACATTCACCACAGTCACGCCTCTCTGACAAGTTGACTAAATTCCAGCTTGCTGGCACAATCGTATGACATAACGATTGGAGATCAGCATGGATGAACGTTTAGAAAAAGCGTTGGAATTTTCAAAATACCGCATAGCGCTGTTCAACCAAAAAGAAGATCTCAAGCTCAAGGTCAACAACATGTTGATCCATGCTGAAAACGGTGGAATCTTTCGTATCACACAGGAGCTGATAAGCTTTGTCAAGCTGATGTCTGATAGGAATTTGGATACCATAATCCTCATAGACGAGAACGGAAATCCAATACAAGTCAGCGATCTGGAATCGTTCCTCGATGAGATCATCAGCAAGTACTGGGAAGCCACAAACTATTACCATACCGAATACACCAAATTACGCTCGGCTAGATCAGTTAAAAGCATACATGAGTTCGTAGATGATTGAGCATCCCGCAGGATTTCAATTGCCTCGCGGCTATGTTATCTACGCACACAACAACGCGAATATAGATTATTCGGCGTTGGCAATTTGTAATGCGCTGTTGATCAAGAAACATCTCAAAGAAAATGCGGTAGCATTGATAACTGACAGTGACACTGCCAATTACATGGAGCATTTCTATAGCGGTACCATGTTGCGCAAGGCATTTGATCGCATCATCATGGATGACAAACCCGCTAACAATGCCACTCGTAGGTTCCACGACACCAGATATACCACGTTCACTGATTCCTACAACAATACCAATCGTCCAAACGTTTATGAGCTATCACCATTTGAAGAAACCATATTGATCGATTCAGATTACCTCATGTTGGACAATACCATGGATTTAGCATGGGGTAATCGCGAGGATTTCATGTGTAACCGCAAGACCATTGATCTGGATCACAAAGTCAATAATTTTGGGTTCAACAACAGGTTCAATGAGATGAGCATAAGCCTCTACTGGGCTACAGCGATATATTTCCGTAAGAACGAGAAAAGCAAGCTGATATTTGATCTCATGAATTTCGTCAAGGAAAATTATGCCTATTACCAATACCTCTATCGATTCTCGCACAGCGGATATTTCCGCAACGACTATGCGCTGAGCATAGCCATACACATGGCCAACAACCTCATGGAATACGGTACTGTGTCGCCTCTGCCAGTTGATCACATCAGGTTTAGCATGGAAGATGATGAGCTACATCAGTTCAAGGATGGCAAATGCTTGATCACTAGCGAGCCCGTACAGGGAGATTTCAACCTGCATACGATAAGCACCAACATACACATGATGAACAAGCGTGCCATACTACGGCACAAGGATGAGATCATATCATATGCCATCGACTGATGTTAACACACGCCAGCGCGGATTCTTCACTTTCGCACAAAATACCGAGACCACTGATTATGTGCGTCTAGCATATGCCCTGGCACTGAGCCTAAAAGCCAGCCAGACATCTGTGCCATATCTAACCATAGGCGTCACTCCCGATACCACTGTGCCGGACGAGTACGCTTGGGCATTCGATAACATCATAGAGATACCCTGGGGCGATCATGCGTCAGATAGCATATGGAAGCTGGAGAATGAGTGGAAGGCGATCCACATGACTCCCTATGACGAAACCATCAAGCTGGATTGCGACATGTTGTTCTTCAACGACATTGGTATATGGTGGGACACTCTCGCTCGACAGGATTTTGTTATATGTAACAGGGTCATAGATTACAGATCGCATACCATCAATAATGACTATTATCGCAAGACCTTCACCGAAAACACTTTGCCGGACGTGTATACTGCGTTCATGTATTTCAAGAAGACACCAGAAACCTTTGAGCTATTCAATCTCGTGAAATACATCTATTTCAACTGGCAAAGCATGTTTGGTTTGGCACTGAAGCCAGAGAATCGTCCTCGGTATCCCAGCACAGATGTGATATTTGCTATAGCACTCAAACTGCTAGATCTAGATCAGACCTCGTATACCGTGAAAGACATACCAACTTTCACGCACATGAAGAGCCATCTGCAGGGTTGGGGCGACGAGGGTATCACGGAAGATTGGAACAAACACATCAGCATGTTCTTCAATCCTGCGTTGGAATGCAAGATAGGTAATTACCTACAATTCTTCCCTTTGCATTATCATGTTAAGGATTTCATTACAGATGAGATGATAGGATATTATGAGCGAGCACTCGGAAGATAAGAAAGCCTGGGCGTGGTACGATATCAATACCATGGAATTGAAACATGTAGGCTTCGATCCAAATACCGATCACGGTCTTGATCTGGGTATAGTACCAATGCACTATCAGTCAGCATTGGATGTGGCATCTGGTAAGAGCCGGCTGTTCGAATATGAACTGGTCAGAGAAGACGAAGATCTAATCATAAACTACAAGAAGAAGAAAGTAGCTTTCAAGAAATTCTGGCAACTGTTTGATCCCGAGAAATCTGGGTTTGGATCATACTTTGATTCAGTCAATGGAGAGCTGAGCCCGGTGTTGGTCAGAGACAGAGACGCACAGGGCTTTACTGTTGATGTCGTTGGTAAAGCCAAGAACATCATATTCTATATAACCATGCGCAATGATCCTACGTATCTGATCAAGAAGATAGAACTCTATCCATACGCAGCCGACATGGCTACCACTGTGGACATCAAGGTACCAGTAGATGTCACTGGCGATTACAGCATATATGTGAGGTACGATGCAGCGTGAGATAAGTGAATTTGATTTCGTGTTCCTCAGCTATGATGAACCCAATGCAGAAGCGTTATACGCTGAGCTTCTCAACATAGTACCATGGGCCAAGCGAGTGCACGGTGTCAAGGGATTTGATGCAGCACACCGAGCCTGTGCCGACGCAGCCGACACTGATTTTTTCGTTACAGTAGACGGTGACAATCGCATCTCAGATCAGTTCCTAAACGTCAAGCTAAACATCAGCGAAGGCCAGGATGATCACGCATGGACCTGGGCTGGTCGCAATCATGTGAATGGATTGATCTACGGCAACGGAGGTCTCAAGCTTTGGAGCAAGCAGTTCGTTCGCAGCATGAACAGCCACGAGAACAGCAGCAGCGATGCTGGTAAGGTGGATTTCTGCTGGAATGCCAAGTACCACGAAGTGTTTGGTACATACAGCACCAGCATGATAAACAGCAGCCCGTACCAGGCCTGGCGAGCAGGATACCGCGAAGGCGTAAAGATGAGCCTCGAGAGCGGTAACAAGGTAGAACCAGCAGAGTTTTCTCGCAAGATATGGATCTACAACCTGCACAAGCTGCTGATATGGGCCAGTGTCGGAGCCGACGTAGAGCACGGTATATGGAGCATCTATGGTGCTAGACAGGGTGCGCATGACTGTAATCTCACAGATGATGATCACACCAACATCAGCAACTACGATTGGTTCGCCGACAAATGGCAACAGGTAAAAGACAACGATCCATTGGCTGAATCAAGCATGCTAGGCGACAAGCTGAGGCAGGGGCTTGGCATTGACCTGGCAGAGCTTGACGCTGAGCAGAGCAGGTTCTTCAAACGAGTCTACATCAATCCGCCGCGCCCGTTGGTTGGGTATGATCAGATCAGGCACTTGTCAGCAGTCTGATGTATGACATAGTCTTTGCCAGCAAACATGATAGGAACCGGACCGCATTTGAGCGATTCTCGATGTCCTATCCTGGGGCCAAATGGCTACCAAACGTCAAGTCATTGTCCAAGGCAGTTGCAGCAGCGTCACCGATGGTCAACACCAGCATGTACTGGTTGATCACAGATGATGTGCAGCTTGATTCAAACTTTGATCTGACCTGGAAAGCCGAGACCTGGGACAGACCTTATCCGCACGTATGGCCAACGGTGGATTCCAATGGCAATCCCAGCAGCGAGTTCGCAGGAGCTTATCTAATACCAAAGAGGTACAAGCCCAGTACCGATGAACTGGAAAACGGTTTCTTAAAATCAAGCAAAGAGATGCCGGGTCCTACTCAGTTGCTGTTGCCGTTTGACATATACTGGGCTAAGAATGATGCCGATATAACTCGGGCTTGTCTGTCAGCAAGATCGGCTTGTGTGACAGAGATGCATTGGATAGTGATGGATGATGTTGATGTCTCGCCTGACATGGATTTCAATTGGCGTCCTCCGACCTGGGATAGGACTTATGCTCACGTATGCGCAGCCGCTGATGCTAGCGGCAAAATCTTAGAGCATAATACTGGGGTTTATCTGATACCAGGTGATTATCAAACCACTTCCGATGAACAGCAACAAGGCAGCCTGCATTCTCTGAAGCTGCTGGATACTGTGGCATCTGTGGTTAAACCCTATGACATATTCTTCATAAGCTATCGAGAGCCAGATGCTGCGGATAATTACCAGCTGCTGTTGGATAGGTTTCCCAGAGCACAACATGTCAGCGGTATAAAAGGCATACACAATGCCCACATGCGCTGTGCTGAGCTCAGCAATACCAAGATGTTTTGGACAGTTGATGCTGACACCATAGTTGATTCTGGCTTTGCTTTTGATTATCGTCCCCCTGATTATGATCAGCAATACCTGCATCTGTGGCATAGCCGGAATCCTGTCAATGGGTTGAGCTATGGATGGGGAGCTATCAAGCTCTGGCCAACCAAGCTGGTGCGAGATTTTAGATCCAACTGGCTGGATTTCACTACCACCGTTGGCAACATCAAGATAGTGTCAGATGTTATCGCAACCACCAAATACAACTGCGATGCGATGAGCACCTGGCGCAGCGGTTTCAGAGAAGCTGTCAAGCTTTGCCATAACATTTCAAACGGTGATCACATAGAAAGTCTTGAACGCCTGATGGTATGGTTGACCATAGAGAACCCAGTACCATGGGCCAACGATAGCACGCAAGGAGCCAGATCTGGGGTTGATTTCTATCTCAAATGCAGGAGAGAATCCAACATAGAAACCCTGGGTAACATAAACGACTTTGATTGGTTGATAGATAGATTCAATGCCCGTAAAGTTGATATGCCATTGCCCGCTAGGACAGATCTACTATCAGCACTGAGGTATTGACGCATGTATGACATAGTTTTCATCAGCTACGAAGAATCAAATGCCGAAGCAAATTGGCAGCTGTTGATATCTAGATTTCCCAATGCCAAGAGACTGCATGGGGTCAAGGGCATACACACTGCGCATGTCACTGCTGCTAACATGGTCGCTACTGACATGTTTTATGTAGTAGACGGCGATGCTGTAGTAGACAGTGATTTTGCTTTTGATTACAGCGTACCAGATCATCAGTTGGATCATGTTCACGTGTTCCGAGCTAGGAATCCAATCAATGATCTAGTCTACGGTTACGGAGCAGTCAAGCTACTGCCAACCAATGACGTGCGCAGATTGGTTGATAGAGATTTCAAACCGGACATGACCAGCAGCATCAATAGAAAATATAAAGTAGTGCACCAGCTTTCTAATGTTACAGCATTCAACACAGACGCATACAATACTTGGCGCAGCGCATTTCGAGAATGTGCCAAGCTGGCCAGCGGGGTGATAGACGGACAGGTCAATAACGAGACACAGCAGAGATTAGAGACCTGGTGCACGGTTGGATCTTCTCGTGAATACGGTTACTGGTCCCTACTCGGTGCGCAATCGGGACGCGAATTTGGTCTGAACAGCAGAGGCACTGATCAGCTGATGAGGATCAACGATTGGAATTGGCTGCGAGAGAAATACCAGCAAAGCGGACTATCATGACAGAATACTGGCCTAGGGATCTAGATATCTTCTACATCAGCTATGACGAGCCCAACAGAGAAGACAACTGGGCGAGGATAGCAGAGGAGATACCAAATGCCCAGAGAATGCATGGCGTCAAGGGCTTTGAAACCGCACACAAGGCCTGCGCAGAAGCCAGCACAACTGATAGATTCATGACCATAGATGGTGATAATTGGTTGCTGTTTCCTGCGTTAGATGTGATGTTAGATGACACTGGCATGGAAGATGTGGTGTTCAGTTTCAAGAGCAAGAACGCCATAAATGGTCTTGAATACGGCAATGGCGGATTGAAATGCTGGCGCAAGGAAGTGTTGTTGAACAGCAGCACGCATGAGAGCAGCGACAGCACAGACTTCTGCTGGGCGCTGCGATACTTCCAAGTTGATTTCATAGGTAGCATCAGCGTAAACAACATCACTCCATATCAGGCCTGGAGAGCAGGCTATCGAGAAGGGGTGAAGATGAGCTATCTCGATGGCACACCTATGCAGTCGGTGCGCAGCGATATCAGCAAATTATACCAGGGCAATCGCAGCAAGATGCACGTGTGGATGAGCGTGGGGCGAGATGTAGCTAACGGTGCGTGGGCAATGCTTGGAGCTAGACAGGGTTTCTACGAACTCTACACCAATGCTGTAGCCAACACCATGATCAATGACTATGCTTGGTTTGACAACCATTGGAAGCGAGTAGCGCACTTGAATCTAGAAACTGCGCTACAGCAATACAGCAGGCGTCTGCGCGATGAGCTGGGATTGTTCGTGCCCGAGCTTGATCAACTGACCAGCCAATGGTTCAAAGAAAACTACATGCATCCGCAGCGCAAGGGACTAATGCTGTGACGGCTCAGGTGACCAAAGAGGTTCAACAGCATGTTCATAACATGCAGAGATGGAGATCCACCGTTGCTGAACCAGAACAGTTCATGGAGCGTTACATCGCAGTGTTAGATAACGCTGCCAGCGATGAGGTCAAATGGACTGACGCCTTTAGCTACGGTCAGCTCAACAGCAAGCTTTGGTTGATCGGACAGCTACAGACCCTCGACGTCGACCTAGGTAAGATCTGGATCATGTGTGGATGGATAGGCACGTTGGCCTATCTCATGATTCGCACAGATAACCAGCTAAGGTTTGATCACATACGCAGCTTTGATATCGATCCACATTGCCAACCACTAGCCGACACTCTGAATAGACCGGACGTGATGGATGGATGGAAGTTCAAGGCCAGTACCATGGATGTGAATGATCTCATCTATGACGACTGTTTTTGGAAAACTACTAAGTTCAACGGCGAGACTGAACTGATGTTTGGCAGCGCTGACACTATAATCAATACCAGCTGCGAACATTTAGATGATTTTGAAGCTTGGTTTAGCAAGATACCAGACGGCAAACTGGTTGTACTGCAGTGTAACAATAGTCCCGATCTAGACGGTCATGTCAACAACATGAACAGCCTCTACGAGCTGTCAAATCGAGCTAGATGCAGACGAGTATATTTCAAGGGCGCGTTGGACTGCGACCTATACGAACGCTATATGTTAATAGGTAGGAAGTGATGAAAGATTTGCCTGATCTGGATGTATTGATAAAACTAGAATCACACAGCGATGCCTTGAAGCTATTGGTCAAGTTATCACCAGCTGAGCTGGATGGATTAGCTGCCATCATGCGATGGCCGACACCAGTGTTGGCAATACTGCGAGATCATCCCAGTGCTCTGCGCGTGCTTTACAATGCCTGGGAACTGTTAGATGATAAAGCTGCGTTCCTCCGAGCCTATGCGTCAGTAGCTGCTCTTCCCCATGCTGATAGCGTGAACATACTAGATGCTTTCAGCCAAGGTCAGTTGGCCAGCAAGGCATGGTTATTAGACACTGTGCGAAGCCATGATCTGCGATTAGGCAATACTTGGATCCTGTGCGGTTGGATAGGAACTCTAGCCTATCTCATGTTACTGCGCAAGAATGAACTTGGCGTGACTGCTGTGCGTAGCTTTGACATAGATGATCGCTGTGCCGACCTAGCTGATACCTTGAACAGATCTGCGGTCAAAGACAGGTGGATGTTCAAATCATTCACGCAGGATGTCAACATGCTTGACTATGATTCGTTTGAATGGAGCGTGTGGAGCAACATAAACAATCGCATGAGCTATCCAATAACTGACAGTGCTGATACCATCATCAATACCAGCTGTGATCACATGGGCAGCGATCGCACATGGTGGGATAACATACAGCAAAACAAGTTGATAATCTTACAAAACAACAATTGGTTCGAGAATGAACAACACAACAACAGCGTGAATGATTTAGATGAGTTCAAGCGCATGTATCCCATGAAGGAATTGCTGTTTGCGGGCCAGCTCGACTGTACACTTTACACACGATTCATGCTGATAGGGCGTAAATGATCATTGACCTAGATTCCTTGCCACCAAGACAGCTACAAAAAGAAGCTGCTAGAGTTCTAGCAGCCGGTGATGGCTATGGCAATCACGATCTAGTCATGTTCAACAAGGCAGCGCATCACGACAGCTACGCTTGGTATAAGGCTGTTATATCTTGGTATATAGATCAACACGGTGGATTGCCCAGCAAGGTGGGCCCGGGCATAGCAGTCAAACTATTATTGGACACAGCTGATGATATATGAATATTCTAACATCACTACGGTTCATCTGGAGATAACCGACAAGTGCAATGCCAGCTGTCCCATGTGCGGCAGGAACAAGTTTGGTGGACCTGAGAATGAATACCTATCTCAGAGAGAACTGTCATTGGCGGATGTACAACGCATCATGTCCGAACCGTTCGTGCGCCAACTGAAAAAACTGTATATGTGCGGAAACTATGGTGATCCTATCGCAGCCAATGATACGCTGGAAGTCTACGAATGGCTGCGCAGCGTCAATCCTGATATCAAGCTAGGCATACACACCAATGCCGGCGCACGAACACCTGCTTGGTGGGCTAGGCTTGGCAAGATACTGAGCCAAACAGGTGACTATGCCAAGTTTGGTCTGGATGGATTAGCTGATACCAATCACATCTATCGCCGAGGTACCAACTGGCAGAAGATCATGGAAAACCTAACGGCTTTCATAGCAGCTGGCGGCATAGCACAGTGGGAGTTTATCGTTTTCAAACACAATGAGCATCAAGTTGAAGAAGCTCGCGCACTTAGCCAAAGCATGGGATTTGCGCAGTTCCGCACCAAGAAGACAGGCCGCTTCTTCAGCAATACCAAGCTACAGGGCAAGGATAGCCAAGAAGTTTGGAGCAGGAACGGCATGGTCGAGTATCACATTGAGAAGCCGGAGAATCCAGACTATCACAACGACAGCTTGAGCAAAGAACAGGCGTTGGTTGATCAATTTGGTAGCATGCAGAGCTACATAGATCAGACCTGCGTGCGATGCAAGGTTTCAGAAGACAAGAGCCTGTACATCAGTTCAGAAGGTTTGGCTTTCCCCTGCTGCTGGACAGCCAATCAGCTTTATGTCTGGTATTGGCCCCACAAGCAGAGCGAGATGTGGAGCCTCATAGACCATGACACTGACAACGTAAATGCTATCAAAAACCCATTGGATTCCATAGTAAATGGCAGCTATTTCAAGCGGATAGCTGATAGCTGGTCCAAGCCAAGCATCAACGATGGCAAATTGCGAGTATGTGCTAAAACCTGTGGTACAGGGTTCGATCAATTTGGTAGCCAATTCACAGGGACCGTAAATAAACAATGACATCCAAACTCCCCAGCCCAACTTTCTGCGCCCTGCCTTGGGTGCATCTCAGCAGCCGCCCAGATGGGGCCATGCGTGTCTGCTGCACTGCCAATGCCAGCAGCGTGCAGGATCCGGACAGCACCAAGAAGAGCGGTGGCGGTCAGATAGGCGTGCTGCGCACAGCCGATGGCACGCCAGCCAATCTCAACAACAGCACGTTGATGGAAGCATGGAACAATGATTACATGCGCAACGTGCGCAAGATGATGCTGCGAGGAGAGAAGCCTCCCAGCTGCCTCAAGTGCTACAAGGAAGAAGAAGCTGGTGTACAGAGCAAGCGCAACTGGGAGACTGCCTATTGGGTTGACCAGCTCGGGTTGGATGACATCATCGGCGATACTACAGAAGACGGTGCTGTCAGTCCAAGGATACGCTATCTTGATCTGAGATTGGGCAGCAAGTGCCAGCTGGCGTGCGTGATGTGCAGTCCTCACGATTCCAGCGGTTGGGTCAAGGAATGGACAGAGATGTATCCCAGCATACAGAATACGCGCCTCAAGGAAAGCTGGAACTGGGCAGACAAGGGTAGGCAGCATGGCGCCAGCTACAACTGGCACATGAACAATCCAGAGTTTTGGAATCAGCTCTACGACCAGATACCACACATGAAGCAGCTGTATTTTGCCGGCGGAGAAAGCACCATCATCGAGGAGCATTACACGCTGCTTGAAGAAGTCATACGTCGCGGATATGCCAAGGATATCGAGCTGCGCTATAACAGCAATGCTGTTGAGCTTCCGCAGAGGTTGTTTGATATCTGGAGCCACTTCCGCCAGGTAAAGTTCCATTTCAGCGTGGACAGCTATGGCGACAAGAACGATTACATACGTTATCCAAGCCAATGGGCTACGCTGCTGGCCAACATGCACAAGCTGGACTCTACTCCAGACAACGTGATAGTAACCACTGCTGTGACCGTGATGGCATTGAACATCTATTACATCCCTGACATGATCAAGTGGAAGCTCAGCGAGAACTTCAAGAAATTAAACACCTGGCCGGGCGGTGCTGGCATGATAAACTGGCATCTAGCCTATTGGCCACCACAGCTCAACGTCAAGGTATTGCCCAAGTGGGCCAAGAAGATGGTGCGAGAAAAGTTCGAAGAGTTCTTCTTATGGTTAGAAGATAATTGGGAATCATGCACAGGTGCCACACAATCAGGCATCAGCAAGGAAGATTTCTTCAGGGCAGGATACGGAGTAAAGAGGTTGCGGGGATTGCTAGACTTCATGGACAAAGAAGATTGGAGTGAACGCATGCCTGAATTGCGCGAGTGGGTACAGCTGTTAGATCAGCGCAGAGGACTTAGTTTCAAGGACACTTTCCCAGAGATGTCCAGATTATTAGACGAGGAGTAAAAACATGCATTGGGGAATGCCTGGTACCATAAATAGTAGTGTTAGCTCAACAGGGATCACCGTAATGGCACCTTCCCCTAAGAAGATCGTTGACAAGGCAGACGATGCTGCCTGGGACGAGATATTCGATAGCCTGACTATCGAAAACGAACCACCGACTAGATACATTCGCAGCGTGATCATACAGACCAAAGATGGCAGTGTCATCAAGGTCAGCGGCAAGCATTTTGCTGAGATCATAGAGCAAGAACGAGATCTTAGTCCAGAAGAAAGCGAGATACGCAGCTGTAAGATGAGCATCAATTTTCCAAAATTGCGTGCTGACATTGATGCGTGGGCAGCTGGTATGCTGGGCAAGTTGAACACTGCTGATGAGTTCAAGGTCACCGTTAAGACCAAGCGCAAGCGACAGGCAAAACGCAAGACACAAGATTGACTTTGGGCTCTGCTGCCAGTCATACTGTTAGATGACAGTAAAACTAGTTGCTATAAGCAAACCCACGATAGAAGAGTGCAACACAGCCGAAGAGTTGGTTGCCTACTGCGCCAGGGTTTCAAACCCTGCCAACCAAAACAATCACGGTACCAGCGCCAAGCTGATACGGTATCTCATCAATAACGCACATTGGTCTCCATTGGAAATGGTCCACATGACCATGGAGATCAATACCACCCGCGACATAGCACGGCAGATACTGCGACATCGCAGCTTCAGCTTCCAGGAGTTCAGCCAACGCTATGCTGATCCTACCAAGGCACTGGGGTTCGTTACCCGAGAAGCACGCCTGCAGGATGCCAAGAATCGCCAGAACAGCATCGAGATAGATGATGTTGAGCTGGAGACGCTGTGGAAAAACATGCAGGAGCTGGCCATAGCTGACGCACAGCGACAATACACCAAGGCCATAAACATGGGCATTGCCAAGGAACAGGCGCGTGCGCTGTTACCAGAAGGGCTAACTGAGAGCAGGATATACATGGCCGGCAGCTTGCGCAGCTGGGTACACTACTGTGATCTGCGCCGGGCCAATGGCACGCAGAAAGAACATCGTGAGATAGCAGACGCGTGTTGGAATATCGTATTAGGACAATTTCCCATGCTAGGAGAACACAATGAAGCCTAACAAGAAGATACTGATCATGGGACTGCCAGGAGCAGGCAAGACCATGTTGGCCAGAGCACTGAGGACCAAGCTACGCGCTGTGCACTGGAACGCAGACGATGTGCGTGCTCAGATCAACAAGGATCTGGGCTTCAGTGAAGCTGATAGGATAGAACAAGCACGTCGCATGGGTTGGCTCTGCGACAAGGCTGTAGAAGCCGGGCATTGGGCTATCGCAGATTTCATCTGTCCAATCCCTGCTACGCGAGCAGCGTTTGGCCCGGCTACTACCATCTGGGTTGACACCATCAAGGAAGGTCGTTTCGCAGACACCAACAAGATGTTCGTACCGCCAGAACCTGGACAATATGCCTATCGCGTTGACACGCAAGACGCAGAGTTCTGGGCCAAGTACATCTGGGAACAGTTAGATCTAGAAGACAAACCCAATTGGATCAAAGCAATGCTTTATGGATTTAGGAACGGCGGATGAGAAAGAAATGGGAAAACAACAAGCCAACTACGCAACTCTTAGGACGTTGGCAACCGTGGCACGATGGTCATTTTGCGCTGTTTGAGCGAGCTGTTGCCAAGACCGGGCAGGTTGCTATCATGGTCAGAGACACTGGTGGCACTGATGAGAAGAATCCATTCTACTACGATGTAGTACGCGACAGGATCATCACTGAGCTGGGTAAGAAGGGTTATATGCACGGTGACGAGTATGTGGTCATGCTGATGCCAAACATAGTCAACATAACCTATGGTCGAGACGTTGGCTATGTGATAGAGCAAGAAGTGTTTGATGAAGAGATACACAACATTTCTGCGACAGCTGTACGCGAGCAAATGAAAAAGGACGGATTGTTATAATCCGTCCTCGTATCTCATATCAATTTTAAGTGATATTATTTCTTAGCTGCAGGCTTCTTAGCAGCTGGTTTCTTAGCGGCTGCCTTTGGTGCTGCTTTCTTAGCAACAGGGGCAGCAATGTTCTCGTCTAACCATGAGCTGGCCTTGGCCTTGGTCTTATGACCTGGGTTCAGCGTTGGATCGATAGCATATGCCTGCGCACGTCGTGCTGTAGCATCTGCTTCTAGCATCTCAGCCATTCGTATGAGATCGCGTGCTTCCTGTGCCTTGCCGTCAGCAGTGGTGCCTTCCATGTTGCTCTGATGAACATTGAACTTGCCCATCTCAGCGATGACCTGTGCACGAGTCACTGGATCCAGATCATTGAGGTCTGGCGGAGTGCTATCTTCGACCTGTTTCATAGCAGCTAGGATCTGTCGCAGCGGGAACTTCATGCCACGAGCAGGAGTCATGTGGACCAAATCAACAGGAACCTTGTCAAGGCGCTGTGCTTGATGCAGCTTTTGGAGCATGGTAGCACCAGTGCCGTCTGGAGCAGGGCGGCGACCTAATAGCTCTCCGAGATCCTTGCTCTGCTGACCTTCAACGCTCTCTACGATCTTGCGCAGTGCTTCGTTGTATTGATCGGGTAGCGCATCTGTGTCAATGACCAATGCGTGGTCATCATCTCCTGGCAGGCTCATGAATACTACCACTACTTGCTTGCCAGTGTTTTCCATCTGGCCTATGTGTTTCATCATCTCAGCCATTGGCAGCACCAGCGGTCTGATCGCTAGCAGGCTGCTGTTGAGCTGCTGCGCTGTCTACGAACTTCTTAAACTTGTTATACAGTTGACCAACTGGTTCTAGCTCTGGACCACGGAACGCACCGCGGCTGCTAGCGAGATCCAGCACAGTCAATATGTTCTGCAGGTCTGCCAGATTGATCGTTGAATCGGCTTGTGCCGTCTGATCGTTCATGTTTGTACTCCTTGATATGAGACTCTATGCTAGTATTAAGCAGGATTACAAATAGAACCAAATTATTTTTAGGCTAGTGCGTGATAGATGCGAAACACTATTCCTGCCATGCCTGTGAAACTTCCTAGGAAGGCTGTGGTGCTTATAGCTAGGTCATTATGAACCTGTTCGCAGCACAAGCCTATCATCCCAGCTAGAAAGAATATAACGAACAGCGCCAGTGGCACACAGATCTTTTTGATAGTAGTTTTCACATCAAGGTTCCCGTGGCAAAGTGGTGTTGAATTTGGAATTATTTATGATATTGGCGGTGATATTAGCATAATCGGGAATGATACCTCAGACCACATATGACTATGACACTTGGACATACGTAAGCGGTCCTACCAATCAGCTGCACACTTGGCGGCCATATATGGAAAAACTAATAGAAGATGAGCTGGTCTCGGGTAGGCACTTCTTCATACACTGCATTAACCAACATCCGATAAGCATGATATACGAGCTGTTTCCCTGGGATGTGTTTGCGGAAACCGTTGATAAACATCGAGAAAAAACCATTATAGTTGTGTTAGATGCCCACACCGAAGGCCCCAGTTGGAGCCATATCAAGAGCACCGTTGAACGCATGCGTGATCAGTTTAACATCGATCCAGCAAACATAATACAATGGACAGGCAGCGCAGGCGAGGGCAATGAACCAATCAAGCTGGTCACTGTGATGGACGCATTCAGCATCATAACCGACGCCGAAGCTGCTGTACCAATGTCCGATCCCACTCATCATTTCGCTATGCTGGCTAGGATACCAAAACCTCATCGCGTGCTGATGGCTGTGGAAGTTTTGCGCCGCGGGCTGGATCAATACGGATACATCAGTTGTGGCTGCGGCGATCACGGAGAGACGCTAGAACTCACGTGGCAAGCTGTGCCAGCTGAGCTGCGCCATAGGTTCCCGCTGCTGTTGCCGGGTGACCAATTCAATCCCATACAGACTCCGGAGTTCACTCGTGACAGCATCACGCTGCCGGAGGTCACTGGGGCATTCTGCAGCGTCATACCAGAGACAACTCATGATCTCATGTTTCCAAACGTGTTCACTGCCTTCCTCACTGAGAAGAGCGAGAAATGTTTTCTTTTAGAGCAGGTACCTCTATGGGTAGCACCGCACGGCCAGGTCAAGCTGGCCAGGGAGTGGGGGTTTGATGTGTTCGATGACGTCATAGATCACAGCTATGACCAAGAACTTGATGCTCTCTTGCGCATCAAGATGGTAGCTGATCAGCTGGAGAAGATCTGCGCATCTAGCATGGAAGACCTCAAGAACTTCAAGCAGGATAACGCACAGCGCTTTGCTGCCAATCGAGAATTGTGTTTCAAGCTACGCAGGGAATTTCACGACATCCAATACCAGAAATTGAAAAACTGCTTAGATGCTTGACATAGAACAAGTGGCCAGATCTCGTTTGCTGGATTTCGTTGCGTTTAGAAAGATTGACGTGTCGGACCACAGCGATTTGCTAACCGTTGATCTAAACAAGCTTGGGTTCACCGTGATAGACTGGGGCACTCTCATTGGTGAGATACAGTGCGATTGCCTGACCTTGATTGACTGGGACAACCTTGATACAGAGTTCACGTGCCTCGAGCAGGTAGTCAACCTAATCAAATCTGGTACAGCTATGGATTCAGCAATAGAGTTACACAATCGCATGCGACGCGACTTGCCGTTGGATGATCAGATCTACGACATCAAGACTGCCAGGGAATTAGATTGGCCACATTAGAAGACATACTGCCCGTGACTACCCTGCTATGTTATCCTGGTGGCACCAGCGGACACCAGGTCATCAGCACTCTGCATCATAGCCGGTACTTTGCTAGATACGATAACCTAGGCATCAGCCCAACTGGCTCTATACCGAGGATGCCATTCTTACCGTTCAACGAACGACAGTATATTATGAGATTACCTCACCAGGACATCGTGTCCATAGGCGCAGGCGGGCAGTGTTGGATCAAGACCGAAGACAACAGACAATGGCTGCGAGATCAAACCTTGGATTGGTTACTGCGTAGATGGAAAAGCCAAACCGGCCTGGATATTGACAGCGTGATCGCCAGCAGACAGCAGTTGATATTTCACACTCATCTAGACAATGATTTCATCCAATGGTTGCTACCCGAGGCTCGCAAGCTGTTCATGCTTACTAGCAACAGCTATTTTGGATTGAGAGCAGATGCTGCTAAGAATCCAGACAAGCATCCACGTGATCCCAAGAAGCTGCTGCGATACATCGCCATGCGATCAGGATGGCACGTACA